CTCGAGGAGCAGTGGATTCTCTCCTGTTACCGCCACGCTGACAAGGACACCCAGGGCGCGATCAAGATGCTTCTGCGCAAGTTCGATTCCAGAGACTCTTTTGCCGTTTCCAAAACCTGATTTGATGAGGTGATGAGATGAAAAACTTTCTCGCGGTGATCGGCGGCATCGTCGTCGGTTTCTTCCTCCTCCTGGCGATCGTCTATATGTCCAACGTGTACAACTTCAGAAAAGCCGTCCGCTCCCAGCCGACTCCTCCTCCCGTTGAGGACACGCTGCGCACGCCCGCGCCCGGAGAGATCAGGAACTATTACACGGCGCAGCGCCTGAAGTCTCTGCTCAGCCAGCTCCAGATGGAGTTCAAGGAGGCCGAAATCACCTGGAAGTATGACGACGTCAACGGCTTCTTCTATTTCAACATCGTCAGCCCCAACATCGACACGGTTCTCGCGGATGCCGCCCGGGAAGGCGACCGCATCGCGCAGACCGCCTGGGGCAGCTTTGTCCGTCAGATCTCGACGATCCAGAGGGGAATCCAGAGGACGGTCACGAATCAGGACGATCCCACCTGCATCGTGTTCAATGTCTACGATCCCAGAGACCGCGACCTGCTTCTTCTGTCTGTCGCCAACGGCGTCGCCGGGTATGATATCGTCACCGGTGTCGATCTTGAACACGGAGGCTGATGCCCATGCCGAAAAAGAAAAAAGACCACGGCGGGAACGCCGTGATCTATGCGCGCTATTCAAGCCACAATCAGAGCGAGGTCTCCATCGAGCAGCAGGTCGACGCCTGCGAGAAATACGCGGCCCGGAACGGGTACACCGTCGTGGATCGCTATGCCGACCGCGCCGTCTCCGGACGGACGGACAAGCGCCCCGCCTTCCAGAAGATGATGAAGGACGCCCGCTCCGGATCCTTCGATTATGTCATCGCGTGGAAGTCGAACCGCATCGGCCGGAACATGATCCAGGCCATGAACACCGCTGCCGCCCTGGCCGCGCTCGGCGTTGCCTGCCTCTATGTTGAGGAGGACTTTGACGATACCGCCTCCGGCCGCTTCGCCCTCCGGAACATGATGAACGTGAACCAGTTCTATTCCGAGAACATGGCCGAGGACATCCGGCGCGGCATGCTGGACAGCGCGTCCCGCGGCTGCGTGAACAGCAAGCCTCCTTACGGCTACCGCCGCGGCGCGGACGGCCGCTTCGAGATCGACGAGCCGGCAGCTGCCGTCGTGCGTCAGATCTTCGACCGCGTCCTCCGCGGCTGGTCCATCTTCGATATCATGACGGACCTGAACCGGCGCGGAATCCGCACCGGCAGCGGAGGCGAGTGGAAGAAGCAGAGCTTCGGCAGGCTGCTCTCGAACGACCGGTACACCGGCCGGTATCACTGGGACGAGATCGTCATCGAGGACGGCATGCCGGCCATCGTGGACCGCTCCACCTTCGACCGGGTGCAGCTGATCCTGAAGACGAAAAAGAAACCGAGAGGAAAACAGAGGATGAATGACGAGTATCTTCTCTCCGGCAAGCTCTTCTGCGGAGAATGCGGATCCCCGATGTCCGCTCTCTCCGGGACCGGGAAGTCCGGGAAAAAGTTCATGTACTACACCTGCAACAGACGCCGCTATGAGCACGCCTGCGAAAAAAAGAACGTCCCGAAGGACGTGATCGAAAAGCAGGTTCTGGAGTATATCCGCTCTCAGCTTATGAATGACGAGTTTATCGACTGGGTGGTCGCAGGCTACGACAAAGTGGTCGCCGAGATCCGCGCCGACTCCGAGCGCCTCCAGCTGGACGCCGAGCTGAAGGACGTCAACAGGCGGATCAAAAACATGCTGCAGGCCATCGAGATTGGCGTCATCAACGAGGCCACGCAGGAGCGCATGCAGGAGCTGCTGGAAACGCGCAGGGATCTGGAGGAAGCCATACGTCTGGACGAGGCGGCGAACAGCATCCCGGAGCCGGACGAGGTCCGCTTCTGGCTGGAAGGTCTCCGCGCCGGAGACTTCTCCTCCCGGAAATATCAGAGGGAACTGATCTCCACATTTGTCCACGCGGTGTATGTGTACGATGACCGCCTTGTCCTCCGCCTGAACTACGGGCAGGAGATCTCCCTGAAAGACGAAAAGCCTCCCGAAATATCGGACACCCCCGGGTGTTCGCCGCCGGTCTCCTCTGGTGCACCAGACGCGTCCTTCGAGAACACCTCCTTCATGGTGAGTTTCTTCCAGGTGACGCTGCCGCTCGTGCGGCAATAAAAAAACAGGGTCTGACGTTTCTGTCAGGCCCTGTTTTTTGCTATTCCTGTTTATCTTTGTTGTACTGCGCTGTGCTGATGCACAGGATCGCGCCCAGGAAGGTGCAGATGACCGTGATCGTTGCCGGGATCTCCGCTGCATACGGCAGCGACCAGATCTGACTCAGGCCCGCGTACAATGCCCCGCACGCCGGCAGGACAACGATCGTCAAATATTTGAGAACGTCGTATGTGCGATTGCTGAGTGGACTCATATCGTTTCTCCTCTCTCATTCGTCAGAAAGCTGTTCTTGTTCTTCACGCGCTTATAGGTCTCCTGGATCTCCTCCATCGCTATTTTCCCGCGTGAATTTCGGAAGTCCTTGTGCTTTGCGCAATACTCCTCATAATCTGAGATGTCATCCAGAATATCTTCGAAATGACTCTCGCTGTGTCTGCGTCCCTCGCAGATCTCGTCATAGAAACGCAGGATTCTGTATCGCTGGTTTCTTGCCCGTTCGTCCTCGTCTTCCCTGATGTGCTTGTCGAGTGTTCCCTGCAGTGTTTTGATGGCGTCATCCGTCTTTCTCCGGTTGCTGATGATCGTTGGAACGATGCCCACGATCGCAACGAATATCGGCACGCATGCCTGCAGGATTGCCGTCCAGTCCATCGGAATCACCTTCTTCTTACCTTAAATGGCTGCCGTTATAGAACGCCAGCGCGACTGCCAGAAAAAACATTGCTAAAAGAATCTTCACTTTTCCGTCTCCAGCAGCTTCTCCCATGTTGCAGGCCCGCAGATTCCGTCCGCCTCAATACCGAAATATCGCTGAGCCTTGAACACTGCTGCCTGCGTCTTCGCTCCGAAGATACCGTCCGCCTCTCCGCATGGAAAGTGCCTGGCGTTCAGGATCGCCTGCAGAGCCACGCAGTCAGTCTTATATGCGTTGGAATACTGAAGAAGCTGCGGCTTCCACTCATGGTTCTCCTCATCAGTTGACGAAGTGGATGGTATGGCAGAGTCGGAAGACGATGAAGATCCCGCTGTTTCTTTTCCCTTGTACCTGAGAATGCAGTTCCACGGGAAGTTCCAGTACGCCTGGACCCTGATCTCGTTCCCGCTCTGATCGCCGGCCTGCGGATGACCTTCAGACGTTCGGCAGTTTGCGACCTTCCCGCCTCCGACCGCAATACAGGTGTGTGCGCTGTAGTTGAGCAGAACGTCACCCGGCTGGATGCCGTATCCGCTCGACAGCCCGACCTGCGTTGTCACGTCGACAAAGTCGCAGCGCAGGAACGCCCCGCGCATGTTCCCGGTGTAGCTGGCACCGGCTTCCCTGACCTTCAACCCTGCCTGTTCGTATGCCGTGATGACGAAGCTGCTGCAGTCATAGTCAGGTCCCCATCTGGATGCCTGGCTGTAACCGTGGCTGTTGTCGTTTGCGGTATCTATCGCCCAGGCTACTGCTTTTTCCACGATTGTCGTCTCGATCACCTCCGATCTAAATCATTTGCAGATGTAAGTAAAATTCACGTTGTAGGCTTTTCCGGGAGTCCCGTATCTCAGGTTAAATGCTCCTCCTGCCGTTACGCGCATCCAAAGCGGTGCGACCGTATCAAGCGATCCGAAGGCCGGAACGCTTAAAGTCACCGGATTAGCCGGAGCTGGCAGTCCGCTCAGGACCGTTGTCCCTGGGTATGATGTATACGTAGCATCACAGACGATTGTTGTGTTGACGGTCACGACGTTATTGTTTCGGAAAAATTTAAAAGGGTCGTTGTTTGGAATGTGATAATACTGCTGAGTAGCGAAACTGCTCGTTACATCCGTAACAGTAGAAGATTTTGCTGGCTGTTGTATTGTCTCTGTTGCCATGCTCTCCATGGCACTGGTTGCATGCAGGTCAGGATTTGATCCAGATTATTCTCGGCGTAAGCCTGAGTTCGCCAGTAGCAGAATCACTCAAATTTGCAAAACGACAATATACTCCTGTTTTTGCACTGTTTATTCCTGCTCGAAAAACATTGACGCTTTTGCTGCCTGTTCCATAAACATCAACATTCGTCACAGCAATCGGAGTATATCCAGTTTTTGAGATAGGGATCGTGTAATCGCCTGATTCAGCATTTGCCGCTAAAGTTCCATATGTGTGCTGTTCCGCAGTGGTCACTATATCCGATGCCTGCATGTTTCTGATGATCGTTTCCGTTGCCACACCGTTCTCGGCGTGCTGAGTGATTACTGGCAGATGTAAGTCATTATAATGCTGTAAGATACGCCTGCAGTTCCCCACCTGAGACACAAATCTCCGCCGGTGAAAATGCTCGCTCTTATGTTAGCCTTGTCGCTGCTGGCGGCCCCATACGGGCCGGCGGTAAAATGCAGAATGCTATTCGGATGAGGAAGCAGCCGGTCCAGAACTTCAGTCCCGGGGTGTACAGTTGCCGGATTGTTGCATGTAACAATCAGCCGCACAGTGGCGACATGGTCGTATTTTTCGATTATAATCGACTCGTTTTGAACGAGGCTGTAATTTTCATTGGAAATAAACGACGATGTAACGTCCTGGGTGGTATATCCGCCATATATTACAGCGCTCGCCATCACTCAGCCCTCCCATCATGAAGATCGGAGGATTTACGCCTCAGACCTCCTTCCCGGAAGTCTGCCGGAGCAGCGCCCGGACCCGTTAGCCCAGTGCGTTCCTCCTTTCTTCGGTATGACGGCCGCAGGCCGTCTCTCTCTCTCTCTCTCTCTACATGTCAGATCTGTGAACATGGCTTATTCCTCCGCGTTCGGATCGGGCAGCTCCGCCAGCTCCCCGAGCTTCTCCAGCTCGATCTGCAGCCCGTCGCTCGCCCTTGTGATGTACGCAAACTGCACCTGCCTGGTGTCGATCTTGGCCATCGCCTCGAGCGCCTCGTGCCAGCCTCCGCGGGCCCGCTGCAGCGTCTTGTCGATGTCGTTTCCGTAGTTTCTGGAATCGTACACCTTCGGATACCCGGTCAGATCGTTATACGTCCCGTTCGCGTCCACGATTTCCGCGTGTACCTTGTAAATTTCGCGTCTCATGATGCTTTATCCGTCCTTTCTCATGTTGTCCTCGATCAGGAATAATCCGGATCATACCAAAGATGCACGGCCGCAGTTGTCGTGCCGTTGACCGGGACCGTCAGGGTGACGGACCCGGCCGCCGTTGTCAGCGTCCCGTTCCCGGTGACCGCAGCCGGCGTGCCGAAGACCACGTCCCCGGTGAAGGCCCGGTGCTTCGCCGTGATCCTCGCATCGCTCAGCGTCCAGGTCACGTTGGATCCGGTTCCGGTTTTGCTTCCCAGATTGAAATACAGATCCTGCACCGCCAGCGCGTCCCCGAGCGCGTCGATGTCCTGCTCCGCCTGCCCGATCTGCTCGGTCATCTCGTCGATGTCCTGACCCTGCAGGCTGATCTGCCCGATCATCTCGTTGACCGCGCCGGCCACGTCCTGGGCGTCCGTGCCGAGAGGCCACGTGCCGAGCTTGGTGTTTATCTCATCAATGCCCAGATTCGCCTGCGCCCCAGCGAGGTCTCGCGCATCGGTACCGCCGTTACGGATCGGCAGTGGATCCGTCTCCAGCTGCTGCTCGAACTGATCCACCGCGATCCCCGCGATCTCGGTCTTGTCGGCTTCGGTCAGCACATAGTCGTCGCCCTGCGGTCCCGGAGGCCCTGCCGGTCCGACCGTAAGCGGGCCGAGGTCGATCCATTCATTCCGGACGAAGGCCCAGCCCTCATACGGGAGCTCTGTGCCGACCAGCCAGATCCCGCCGATGTCCGACCGCTCCGGCAGCCCTTCCTCCGTGTCCGCGAGGCCCGCGATCCGGATGCCCGCGCCCTGCGGGCCCATGATGTTGACCTCTCCCGGATTCGGCAGGCCGCCGTTGTTCGACCATGTCAGCGTCCCGTCCTGGCTCAGCCAGGGCGTGTAGTACGGCCCCACGAGGCCCTGCCACATGCGGAAGGAGTCCTCGTTGTCCTCCACCATTCGGAAGGTGTCTGTGCAGTAATCAGCCATCTCAGCCGCCTCCTCCCAGAACCGTGTCGTTCAGCGCCGGCCAGACGTCCACGCTGAACACCGCGCTGCCCGGAGCGTCATAGATGGCCCCGAAGCATCTGATCTGCACCTGCGCCGATGTTCCTGCCTCGAACAGCTTCGTCTCTTCCTGAGTCAGCTGAGCCGTCACGCTGTACTCCTCGACCGCCAGCTGATACTTGGCCTTGTTGATCAGGGTCTGCCCGTTCTGGCTGAACGTGACCAGAATCTCGCTGTAGTTGCTCGGCGGTGCCGGCGTCTGGAAGGTAGCCTGATAACTGCAGGCTCTTCTGATTCCCATGTTGTTCTGCCTCCTTAAATCGCGCCGAGGACGATAAACGTCCCCGATATTTTCACCGCGACGACCCGCGCCCCGGATGACAGTGTCTGTCCGGTTTTCAGCTGTTTATAGCGTTTCGTCATCGGCGTCGTCTCTCCGTCCAGGGTGATCTGCACACCGGAGGAGTTGACACCGTTTACCGTTGCCAGAAAGATCTCCGGCACGGTCTCCGGCAGCATCACGTTTTTCCCACCGTCCGCCTGGCTGTGTTCTTCCCGGAGGATCTCCGTCAGTTCACTGGTCAATGTTCAGCACCTGCCTCTCCAGAGTATGCGACATTCTTCCGCCCGCCTGCAGTTCCATCGTCCAGGCTGTCTCCCGGCAGATGGCGAACACATCGCCGACCTGCAGCGCCGTGACTTCCCCCACACCGAAGCCCGGCAGCAGTCCGGTTGATACCTGTATCTTTTCTCCGCTGATCAGGCTGTCCGTCAGCTGTCTGTCTGCATAGGCCTGCAGCTCCTGCTGCGTTGCGATGTTGTTGACTCTCGTCACCTGCACGATCCTCCGGCCCCGCCTCTGGATGCTCAGAGGGCTCTGCATGGCCGTGTTTTCCGCTGTCGCCGACATGCCGTCCTGTTTGTCCGGATTGGAACAGATGACCATGAAGACGTTCGGGCTGTTGAAGATGTCCGTCGTTCTGGCGATCCCCGGCAGCAGCAGGCTCTTGACGTCCCGGTCGCTGATCGTGTGCCGGATGTTCTCCGCGCTGACCGTTTCATAGGGCTCGATCCTCGCGATCCCGGAGGAATCAAACCAGACGCCCTTGTAACCGATCTCGCTCAGAAGCTCGTTGGCGATCTGCAGCCTGCTCGTCCCGATTTCCCAGTCCTCGCGGGCCTCTGCCAGTGTCAGCGGCGTGGCCACCGTCGACACGAGCCCGATCCCGGAGGCAGCCAGCATGGATGCCGCCGCCTCCGCGTAATTTGTTCCTTCTGCGAAGTATTGCCGCGTGTCCGTCCGGCTGTCTCTCGCGAGCCAGCTCCGGTCGTATGCTTCAATGATGAGGCTTTTCCCGGCTGCGTCTTCCCGCGGCGTCACCGTCGCCGGCCGGAAGATCCCGAGGGGATAGGTCTCCCCGTCCAGGATCATCTCCGGCGCGATCTCATCCCCGAACCAGTCCACATCCGCATCCGGCGGCAGGAAGGTCCCGGAGAGCGATGTTTTGATCTCTCCGCTCCCGTCCATCCGGATCCTCGGCCATCCTCCGTCCACCGGGCAGATCCTGCCGAAGTCCGCGCCGTTGCGCAGCACGCGGTAGTTAAATCCGATGCTTCTATAGGACATCTCTGAAGTCCTCCCAGGCGATTCCCTGAACCGTGAAGCTGCAGGAGATATAAAAGTCCGTATATCTCGTCTCCAGCGGGCTCAGCAGGCCGATCAGGACGCGCCCGCCCCGGCTCTTCAGGATGACCACCTTGCCGCGCATGGCTTCGAGCTTCGCCTCGCTCTCCACATCCCGGAACGCGCAGTCGTAGGAACCGGACAGATCCTCGAACTCGCTCAGCTCGAGCACCGGGTAGGCCGTGCCCAGCACGTGCCGGGCGCTGTTTGTTCTTCCGTACTGGAAGCCCTGCAGGCCCGCGCTGTTCTCGCTGAGCCGGAGATCGACCCAGTCGCCGCCCTCGAACAGGGCGATCCGGGTAATGCAGCTCTTGAGCGTCCCGGTCACAATGTTGCTTCTTGCGTAATATCCGTCCGCGCTCCACAGCTCCACGTACCAGCTGTGCTCGCCGAGCACGTACCGATCCGTGTATGTTCTGGAGCCGTGCGTCACCGCGATGCGTTTGCCGTCGCGGAACCAGTTCGCTGTCGACCACGCCGGGCTTTCTGCGCCGTCCATGGTCAGGATGGCGTCAACATCCAGCTTCCCGCTCAGACTGAGATCCTCCCAGCCTTCCGGGATCTCGTTCTGGACGTCGATGGTCGTGACTGCCGGATCGGACCAGAGTCCGTACAGCCCCTGAATCCGGACCGCGATCACGTGGATTCCGTCCTCGAGGACGAAGTCCGGCGTCCATTCGTTGACCTCTGTGCCGTATGCCTGGCGCACGGTCTCTCCGTCTATGATGATCTCATATGCTTCCTGGTCGCCGCCCTGCCACCGGATCGTCGTCCTGGGCACCGCCGTGGCCGTCAGACCGACCGGAGCGTCCGGAGCCCGCAGGCTGATAAATGCCGCCGTCCCTGCCGGGCCTGCGATCCCGTCGCGGTTGGTCGCGATGACCCGCCACTCGATCTCGCCGACGGGGAAGTAATTGGCGTCTGTCGTCCATGCCGTGAACGCGCTGTCTGCTTCGTGTATGACCGTCCAGCTGCTGTCGTCCGGCGTCTTGTAGCTCAGCTCCACGTGCGACGGCAGCGTGCCGTCCGCGTTTGCGAGAATCCAGCGCAGCGTGACAGGTTTGCCTGTGTCGACGGTGACGCCGATCGGTGCCTGCGGATAGGCGTAGGCCGTTTCCGCCGCCGTGCTGAAGCTGTATTCCTGGCTCGTGGAGCTCGTCCCGCCGATGTCCGTGCCGGAGATGTACCACTCGATCGTGCTGGCCACCGGGAACGTGTTCCCCGGGATCGTGACCGAGGTCGTTGACCCGCTCGCCGCCACACTCGTCCACGCGGATGCGCCGCTGATCCTCCAGTAGAAGGTCGCGCTCGCCTGCGGCACCGCTCCGCCCGTGGAGGCGAAGTACCACTGGAACTTGATCGCGTTCCTCGGGTCTGCATAGCCGCTCGTCGGGCTGTTCTGAGGCGTGATCTGGGTGCTGACCGTTTTGAACGACATGACGCTCGTGGAGCTTGTCAGGCCGCCGACGTCGGTCGCTTCCAGATACCACTGGATCGTCGAGTTGGTCGGGAAGGTGTTCGCCGCGACCGTCAGGCTCTGCGTGTTTCCGCTTATATTGATTGACGTGTACGCCTGCTGTGTCGATACGCGCCAGTACAGCTTTGCGCTCGCCTGGTTGTAGTTGCCGACGTTCGAGGCCAGGTGCCAGGTCCATTTGATTCCCGCGGCCGTGTAGATGTTAGATCCGCTCGGATAGGTGTCCGGCGTGACCTTGGTCGTTACCGTGTTGAATGTCCGCGAATTGCTGACGTACCGCGTTCCGGTCTGGTCCCAGACGTTGACATACCATTCGATCGTCTTTCCGGTCGGGAACGTGTTCGCCGGCACGGTGATGCTCTTGGTCGAGCCGGTGTAGCTGATCTCCGTGTAAGATCCTGAGCCTGATACCCTCCAGAACAGTTTTGCGGCGGTCTGTGTGACCGAGCCGGCGCTGTTGGAAAGCGTCCATGAGAACGTGATGGCGGACCGGGTGTCGATGTTGGACCCGCTCGGATAGGACGTGACGGAGAACGACGTCGCCAGCGTTTTGAAGCTCAGTACGCTGCTGGAGGAAGTATATCCGCCGCTGTCCGTGCCCGTCACATACCAGTCGATGGTCGATCCTGGCGGGAAGGTATAGGCCGGAACGTACACCTGCCCGGTCTCTGACGTCGATGCGATCTGGTTCCACGAGCTCGCGCCGTGTACCTGCCAGTAGAACGTCGCGGATCTCTGCGGGTAGTAGTTCCCGAGCGTGGAGATGTAATACCACAGGAACTGCTGCCGCACCCGGTTGTCCACACTGTCCCCGGTCGGGTAGGTGCTCGGCGTGACCGCGGTCGGTCTTGTATTAAATTCGTACACGCTCGTGCTTGTCGTCGTCCCGTCCGTGTCCGTTACGCTGACATAGCACTGGATGATCTTCCCGGTCGGGAACGTGTTCGCCGGAACCTTGAGCGACATGGTCGAGCCGCTGACCTGAATCTGGTTATAGGTTCCGCTCGTTCCCGCTCTCCAGCGAAACACGGCTGAACTCTGCACCCAGGTCTCATCCGCGCAGTAGTTGCTCCCGGATTTCTGCAGACCCCACTTGAATGTCGTGCTGTCAATGGCCTCGACCGGATCGCTCGGCTGCTGCACCCAGTACGCCTGGCTCGTGACATCCACCGCGCTGTCGTAGGTGATGGTGACATAGGTCGCCGCCGAATTTGTCAGAAGCGGTTTGACATAGACAGGCGGCCGGTAAGAGTAAAAGTTGCCGGAGCCGAACCGCATTGCGTTCGATCCGAAAAAGTAGTGCGCATCGGAAGCGCTTCCGCTGACCGTCAGGTCTGACGCTGCCATCGGCGCGGTAATGGTGTCGCTCCGCAGTCCGCCGCCTGCATAGCCTGGCATGTTGTTATACGTGACGCTGCTTTGATTGAATGCGGCGGTAAGAGGATCTGCATCAATTAAGTTTCTATTCAGGGACGGCTCAGACGGGGAAGATCCGTTATCAATACGCGCCTGGAAGGTTACCGAGATCCCGACCAGTTTTTTCCGTTTCAGGCTGGCCGGCATGCTCTCGAACATCGCGAGCAGGTAACTGTTATAGCTTTTCTTTTCGAGCAGGTACCAGCTGGATGTGTTGACGTTATAGTGCGTCGCCGGATTGTCTGAGCGCACATAGGCCCATCCGGTGGCATTCAGTTTTCGAGTTGCGTTTGCCATCCCGTCACCTCATCCTCTGTCTCACGCGGGCGCTCTGTGCCATTTCAACAATGTCGTTAAACTCTTTGACCGATGCCGCGTCGATGGTGATATAAAACGTGTCTCCGCCGACGCTCCGGCTGTCCTGCGCGTTCATGATCTGCGTGCCCTGCGGCAGGTACGCAAGCTCCGGCCCGGCCTCTCCGACCCACGTCAGCCCGCCGCGCCAGTTGTCGCTGCCGCCGGCGTTCATGCCGTAGTTGCCCTGCCACATTCCGGTCGCTTCGTTGTAATAGTTTCCGCTGTTTCCGTACATCAGGCGCTGCGTGTTGCTCAGCTGCCCGCTGCTCATGTTGAAGCCCAGCCCGGTCTTGATGTTGTTCCAGCCGTTGCCGAAGCTGCCCGTGAGCATCTGGATCAGGCCGACCGCGACGCGCGCCGCGTCCGCGATGGTCGCCAGCACGTAGGACACTCCCTCCAGCGCCTTCTTGAGCACGTCCAGCCCGGTGCCGATGCCCGGCAGGTTGCTGATAAATTCCCCGACGGTCCGGACGATGTCCACGAGGATCGTGAAGATGTTCGCGAGGTTCTCGATCAGACCGCTCCGCTCCAGGAACTCTCCTGCCTTCTTGACCACATCGCTGAACAGATCCATCGCCGCCTTGGCTGCCGGCGCGAAGTCCGCGGCCAGCTGTCTCTTGAAGCCTTCGATCGTCTTCTGCATCCGCTGATAGGAATCGTCTACCTCCGCCAGTCTCTCCAGCTGGTACTCGTCGAGCACGTACCCGGCTTCCTCCGCTTCTTTCGAGAATCCCTCCAGCGCTTCCGAGCCTGCGAGGAACAGCGGCGTGAGCTCTTTCGCGCTCTTGCCGAGCAGCTCCATGCTCTTCGTGTCGCGTTCCGTGCCGTTCTCGATCGCGCCGAGCGCGTCGACCACTTCCATGAAGACGTCATCCGCGTCGCGCAGCTGCCCGTGAGCATCCGTCACGCTGATCCCCAGCTGGGCGAAGCTCTTCTGCATGGCCGTGTTGCCGTCCCTGGCGCTGTCCATGCTCTTTTCCAGCTTCGTCATGGCGCCGGTGATGGTCCCGACATCCACGTCGATCAGCTCCGCCGCATAGTCCCAGACCTGCAGCGTTTCCGCGTCGATCCCCGTGATCAGGCTCTGAGACAGCGTCTCGTCTACCGATGCCGCTACCTCGATCGTGATCTGCTGCAGCTTCTTGAACGCCTCGACCACGGCCACGACTGCAGCCGCGGCCGCGGCCATGGCGGCCACCGTGCCCGCGGAGAATCCCTCCACGCCGTTCAGGGCCTTTGACACGCCGTCCGGCAGATGGATCCCGAACTTGTCCGCAAGCTGGTCCACCGTATCCCCGAGGCCGACCATCTCTTTCCCCTGATTGTCGAGCTTCTTGTTCGTCTCCTCGAGCTGGTGCTGCAGCTTGAACTCTTCCGCCTCTGCGTTGTTCAGTTGTTTGACCCACTTCTGGGTCTGTTCATCCGACTCTCCGAACTGTTTCGCGGCCTGGCTGACGATCTCCCGGAGCTTCTCCACCTTGTCATGCTGCTGCAGCAGCTCCCGGTTCAGCAGATCGCTCTGCTTCGTGAGGTATTCCACGCTGTCTGTGTTGCCCTGGTACTCCGCGTTGAGTTTGTTCATCTCGGATTTCAGCACAGACATGCCGCTGTTCAGTTCTTTCAGAGCCTGATTAAATTCAGCCTCTCCGTCCAGCTTCGGCCGGACCTTGAGGTTTCGTGTTACGTCAGGCATATTAGGAACCTCCCATGAGGTATTCTCGCAGGCTTCGCTGCTCCTGCTTGACCAGCTGCGCTTGTTTCTGCTCCGGCAGGAACCGTGCGTTGAACAGCGCGTGCAGCCGGGCCGGGTTCATTGTTTTCCAGAATGTCCGCTCGTCCTGATGGCAGGAAAACAGCCATATGGAAAGATACCGGGCAAAGTCGAGGCTTTCGCCTCGGCTTGCCCGGTCGTTCAGTTTCCCGAGTTATCGGGCTCTGTTTTGTTTTCCTCGCCGGCCCCGTCCTCTTGATCCTGCGGCGTGATGCTCCGCGTCACGAGGCCCATGATCTTCGCTGCCGGTAGCATGTTCATGCCGAGCTTCCGTCCGAGGTCTTTCGCCGTAAAGCGCTCCGGCCATCCCTGCTCGTCCGCGTAGTCGTTCATCATGGCGGCGGTGAATGCCAGCACGCTTTTTGTCGGGTTCTCTCCCGTCAGCGCTCCGCTGATCTTCCCGCCGTATTCTGCCTGAACGTCTGCCAGGACGTTCATGTTGCATCTCAGGATGTACGTTTTCCCCTCGAACTGGAAGGGCATGGTCTCAAGACGGATGTCTCTCATGTCAGCGCCGCCGTTACCCAGGCGATCGCCGCCTGCTCGTCATCGACCACAGCCGTCTCGAACAGCTCCAGCGTCGCGCTGTCGTCCGCCAGAAATTCACCCGAAGTCGTAGGCGTGCTGAACTGGATGTTCTCGCCGGCGGTCTGCAGGCTCATGCTCGGAGGTCCGAACAGGGCCTTCTTGACGAGCACGCAGGTGTATTTCTTTTCGCCGTCGACCATATCCGGCGCATAAAACGCGACGCCGACGTAGACGCCCTCGTCCTTGCCGCCGATGGCGAGGCCGCTCACGCTGATCGTGGTCTCGGTGCCGCCGGTCGGCGTATAGGTGATGCTCCTGCTTTTGCTGCGCATGCCGAACATCAGCTGCTGCGCGGCCGCCTTGATGTACTTCACGCCGAACGAGATGGTCCCGCCGACGGCCTTTCTCATGTACTCGGCCAGGGTGCTCTCGGCATACAGCCGGCCTTCGGCGTATCTGAGCTCGATGTTGGCCGTCATGGCATCGCCGATCTGCTGAGCATCCGTGTAGCTGATCGTGCCCTCGGTGTTTACATACTTGGCACAGTAGATGTGCCGCAAATCAAACTGAGGCATATTGTTTCCCCCTTAATTCTTTGCGTATTCGTTCTCGATCCAGTCCCCGATCTCTTCCATCGCCTGTGTCAGGATCTGATCCCCGCTCTCCGCGATGGCCAGGCTGATGAACGGACGGGCCGGCTGGCTTCTTCTTCCGTACTCGTTGATAAATGCGATCGCCGCGTTTCTGGTGACGGTTCCTTCCCGGTTCCGTGTCCCGGAAAAGGTGACGTCCACATGGCCGCCGGTCGGCGAGGTTTTCACCTTCCCGACCTTGATCTTGTCCAGGATGTGCACATTGCTCTCCGGATCCCTCACGCCCATGCTCTCGCCCGCGCTTTTGACCTTTGCGGCGATTTCCTCGCCCATTTCCTTCAGGACCTTCTCCTTCAGGGAATCCGGGATCGAACAGATCCGCTGGAATGCGTTCTCAAGCTCTTCGATCCCTTCGATCTCAAGCGTAGCCATAGACAAGACCTCCGTCCGTATACTCGCATTCGAGGACGTAGTGCTGTCCGCTCTTCTCGTTTGCGTTTGTCACATTCGGCCAGGTGCAGCCCGCCGCTGCCAGCGCCTGCGCGATCAGCACCTTCATCAGGTTCGGGTTCTTCCCGTTCGGCAGAAAGTAGTGCACCTGCAGCAGGTATCGCGCCGCTGCAGGCCTTCCTTCCGCGTAGACCGCTCCGATCTGGCTGTAGTTCCAGACGATGTACTCCAGTTCCTCTCCGGTGTATTCCACCGGGCCGGCCGGCAGCAGAGGACCCAGAGCCTCCGTCAGGATCTGGTCGAGGT